GCCAGTGTTAATGATTCATTTGTAATGAATGCATGGTTCCGCCAACTGCAAATACAAAATGTTAAACCTATTCCAGACGGAAATGGTGACTTTACTCGCAAAATGGGTTTTCTTTGTGAAAAGAAACCAAACGGATTTGGCGAACGAAGTTGGAGATATGTTATCGTTGTCAACAACGGAGAGATTGAACGTATTTTTGAAGAAGATGGATTTGAAGATAATGTTCCTGTTGATGAGGATCCGTATGTTGAAACCACACCAGAAGTCATTCTTAATTATATAAAAGGAGGTAACTAATGGGCAAATATGTAGCCAGTGGTGATGCCATGGAACGCTCACCACAATGGAAACATTTATTAAGATCCGTAAAAAAAGAAGAAAAGCAAAAATATAAAAGAAAGATTAAAGAAGATTTTAAAAATGCGCCGGACATAGGCAACCTGACGCTTAAAATGATTCGTGGAACTGAGTCATGTTACAAAGATCCTTATTATGCAGATTGGCTGGATAGATGGACTAATCCAGAGTTTAAGGATCAACTTGATGCCGCATATTTGGAACGCCTTGCCGCATATCGCTTAAAGCATCCAAATAAACCAAGAAAATTTCATATAGAAGAAATGCAAAAGGAGAAAGATGAGTCTAAGTAGAGCCATGGGCCAAGCCGACGTTTCAAAATTAAAACAAATTGTTAGCGAAGGTATAACTGTTTCACGTGAGATAGAAGATTTGCGTGAGGGGTTAAAAGATACAGTAGATGCCGTTGCTAAAGAAATGGACCTTAAACCAAGTGTCCTTAACAAAGCAATTCGTATTGCTTATAAAGCAGAACTTCAAAAGCACAAAAGCAACTTTGAAGAATTAGAAGACCTTCTTACAATAGTCGGGCGTACAGCATAAAATGAGTTACGTAGACGCATTTCACGATACTGACCGTGATTGTATTGAACTTGTTGAGCGTGTTAATGGTGAGCGTGATTATAAAACATTTCCAGCTCGTTATGTTTTATATTACAATGACAAAAGTGGAAAGTACAAAAGTATTTTTGGCACTCCATTAACACAAGTCTCACATACAAGCGGAAAAGTATTCAAAAAAGAAAAAAGAATGTATGGCCATAAACGGCTATATGAATCTGATATTAAACCAGTGTTTAGGTGTTTGTCTGAAAATTACTTAGGTAAAGAAGCACCAGAACTGCATATATGTTTTCTTGATATTGAGGTGGACTTTGATAAAGAAAGAGGCTTTAGTGATCCAAAAGATCCATTTAGTAAAATTACAGCAATTACAATTTATTTGAACTGGATGAAACGATGTATTACATTAGTTATTAAGCCAGATAAAATGGACAACGAACAAGCAACTCGTATTTGTGAGATGTATGACGATACGATGCTTTGTGATACAGAAGAAGACATGTTAGAAATGTTTCTTCAGTTGGTTGACGATGTTGATGTATTTTCAGGTTGGAACTCAGAAGGATATGATATTCCATATATTGTAAACAGAATAACACGAATAATAGGTAAAGAACATACAAGGCGTCTTTGTTTGTGGGGTCAATATCCACAAGAAAAAATTTACGAAAAATTTGGTAAAGAACAACAAGGGTATGTATTGTGTGGCAAAGTACATTTAGACTACTTAGAGTTATATCGCAAATATACATACCACGAATTGCATAGTTATAGATTAGATCATGTGGGTGAAATTGAAATAGGTGAAAACAAAATACCATATGAAGGTACTATAGATCAGTTATACAATAACGATTTTGAAAAGTTTATTGCTTACAACAGGCAAGACGTTATGATGCTTGTTAAGATTGATGAAAAGAACCAGTATATTGATTTGGCAAACGTACTTGCACATGATAATACAGTATTACTTCCAACAACATTAGGTGCAGTTGCAGTTGGTGACCAAGCAGTAATAAACGAAGCATGGGCACAAGGGTTACAAGTACCAGACAAAAATAAAGGAAACAAAGATCAAACTGCGGCTGGTGCGTATGTAGCACAACCAAAAATTGGATTGCATGAATGGATTGGAAGTGTTGACTTAAACAGTCTATATCCAAGTGTAATACGTGCAATGAATATGAGTACTGAAACATTGATTGGGCAAATACGTTTAGATAGAACAAACATATATATAGAAGACCAACTTGAAGGCGTAAATGCTAAAGCAGTCGGGTTTGCCGATGCATGGGCAGACAGATTTGATACGATTGAGTTTGAACTTGTCAATAACAAAGACATTGCTGAAGAAATGATTGTTGATTTTGAAGATGGCAGTAGTGTTAAAATGACAGGTGCTCAAATTTATGACTTAATTCATTTGTCTGATAATCCATGGGGGTTAACTGCAAACGGAACTATATTTAGATATGATGAAAAGGGCATTATTCCAGGATTGCTAGAGCGTTGGTATGCTGAACGTAAAGTGTTACAAAAACATAAACGTGAAGCAGTTGATGGAAAAGAAGTAATGTTTTGGGATAAGCGACAGTTGATTAAAAAGATTAACTTGAACAGTTTATATGGTACTTTGCTTAATGTTGGTAGTCGCTTTTTCGATATTCGTATGGGACAATCAACAACACTTGGTGGTAGAACGATTGCAAGACACATGGCGGCAAAGTTAAATGAAAGTTTAACTGGAGAATATAACCACAAAGGTGATTCAATAATTTATGGTGATACTGATAGTGCATACTTTACAGCATGGCCAATTTTTAAAGAAGAAATCGACAAAGGTGAGTTGGAGTGGAATAAGGACAAAGCCATTGAATTGTATGACGCTGTATGTGACCAAGTTAATGAAAGTTTTCCAGAGTTTATGCACAAACTGCATGGCATTGATATTGATCATGGTAAAATTATTGCGGCTGGCAGGGAGGCTGTTGCTGAACGTGGACTGTTTATTAAAAAGAAACGATATGGTTTACTTGTATATGATATGGAAGGTGAACGAGTAGATAAAGACGGCAAGCCAGGCAAACTTAAAGCAATGGGATTGGATCTTAAACGTAGTGATACACCAGTGTTTATGCAAGAGTTTTTGGAAAGTATTTTGTTGGATGTGTTAGAAGGTAATGATGAAATGCACATAAGAAACAGAATACTTGAGTTTAGAAAAGCATTTAAAGATAGACCCGGATGGGAAAAGGGAACACCAAAACGTGTTAACAACTTAACAAAGTACACAAAACAGTACGACAAAACAGGCAAATGCGGTGTAGGTCATGTTATGGCCGCAATCAATTGGAACAGGTTAAAGAAAGCATATAGCGATCAGTATAGTATGAACATCGTTGATGGTATGAAAACTATTGTATGCAGACTTAAAGACAATCCAATGAATGTTAGGAGCATTGCATATCCAATTGACGAATTACATTTGCCAAAATGGTATAAAGATTTGCCATTTGATGATGCTCATATGGAATCAACAATTATTGATAACAAAATAGAAAACCTAATTGGAATACTTGATTGGGATTTGCAAGCAACAAAGCAAGCAAACACATTTAGTTCATTATTTGAGGTCGTTTGACTTCGATTATCGAGTATGCTATACTATAAGCAACTCACAATTTACATAAAAGGCAAAGATGAAAGATATTATTCGTGATTTAGTTAATCATACTGCTGGGTTAGGATTCATTGATAGTGTTAAAGTTAAAGGCACTGACGAAGTTACCCAATTTGAAGCAATGGATGTAGACAAGTCCGTTATTGTTAATGCAACCACTCATACACCAGTTGCTGAGTTTAAAGGTGAATTTGGAATGGGCAACTTAGGTTTCCTTAGTGGTATTATTAACTTAGAGAGTTACGTCGCAGATGATGCAACTGTAGAAGTTAGTCAGCGAGAAAGAAACGGTGAGCAACAACCAGAAAGTATTACATTTAGAGATACATTTGGTAACAATGATCAATATCGTTTTATGAGTAAAGAAATTGTTGAACAACAATTAAAAACAGTAAAGTTTAAAGGTGTAAATTGGGATGTAACTATTGAACCAAGCAAACCACGTGTTAGTGAACTAGGTGCAGTAGCAAACATTTATAGTGCAATTACACCAACATTTAGTGCTAGAACTGAAAGCAACAACTTAATTTTTAATATTGGATCTGCAGATAGTGGCGGGCATTTCGGTAAACGTACTTTTGCACAAAATGTTGACGGTACTCTTAGTCAAGGTTGGAGTTGGCCGTTAAGCCAAGTACTTGCCATTCTTAAATTAGGTATGTCAGGTATGTGTGTTATGCAGTTTTCCGATCAAGGCGCATTACAAATTAGTATAGACTCCGGTCTTGGAAAATACGATTACATTTTACCAGCAATGAA